AATTAATCTCATAATTATCATCATTGTCAAAATCTCCACCTAGATACTTAATTTTCTTAGTCATAACATATGTTTCTAACTCATTTTCCCAAATATCTATAAATCTTACTTTTTGGCCTAAGCAAATTGATAGTTTATTATCAACCGCTTGTGTTCTCATACTAAAAATTAAATAATTAAATCCATTTACACGATTATATATACTTTGAATGACATCATATCGTTGATCATGTTCTTCAGTAGTATTTTGTGGATCTAATATATAATTGTTATCTATTCTAAATTCAACAGGTTCAATTTGTTCTTCAGGCCAGTATACATTGTCTTCAACATCTCCACGACCCAAAACTACACAATTTATTGCCTTTGAATATGTTTTCTCAGAAGTTAATTCTATCCAGTCTTTTATTTCATGTACTATTGTATTTTCAAACCATTTAAATGAAAAAATATCATTATTAGTAATAATAAAACTACATCCAGCTTCAGCTATCATTGAAATAACTTGTCTGTTGCTAGGATTATCACCTATATATGGTTCACTATGTAATACTAAATCATAGTTTGGAAAATAATCATCTGTATATTCCACGCCGCAATCATCAAATATAGAGTTTCTCCACTCTTTTAAAGTACATGGAAAATTATGCTTAGAACTATCATATTTAGTATCTAATTTATACTTAATATCATAGCAATCTAATCTAATGTTTATTTTTTCTTGAACTGGTTCAACATTGTGAATATAAAAAGACCCATGAATTGTATGAATCCATGAATCTTTAAAATCACTATAATCATTATTAGGATTCAACAACTGAATTGTTGCTTTTCCTAATTCACATGTTCCTATTATTTTACCATCACTATTGATCATTGTTTCGTATTCGAAAGATTGAATATTTTTTTCATCAAATTCTTTATATATCATTCAACATTCACATCCTCATATCCTGCAAATTCAATTGTAAATGGCTCATAAAGGATATTATTAGTATTATTGTCTTTAGGAAGTTCTCTCCACGCAGGATTAGGTTTTTTTGCATAGAACTTTCTTGTGACATATCTATTTAAATATTTCTCAAAGTAATATATATTAATTTCTGTCATTCTTAATAATCTTAATAAAGGATATAACTGACCTTGAGTTAAAGGTATGCATATATCTAATGTAGCAGCTGGAATTTCGGCGCACCTAACACGGCTAAGTGCACCTGTTAATTTTCCACGTTCCGCACTTGCTTCTAAGTCATTTAAGGTAGGGCCTTGTGTACCTTTTGCCAACCACTCGTAAGGTATTTCAAAATAATCTGTAGAATCTTTTGTATTTATTATTTTTATTTTATCCATATACTACCTCCTAACTTACAAACAATGGCTTTCCTAATTCTTTTTCAGAAAGTCTTACACTATCTATAACCAATTTTTTGAAGTCATTATTTCCAAATTGAGCAACGATTGTGAAATTACGCAATACAATTTCTCTTTCGTTTGGATTTAATCCACCCAATTGACCTAAGAATTCTTGCATAACTTCTCTGTTAGCTTGTTTAATAGTATCTAATGGAGCTTCAATGTTTGTTCCGTGTTTTTGATCACCTAATATTGCTGCAAATTCTTGTCTAGGTGGTATTACAGCACCTTTAGCCAACATCGGTAATTGTGGAACACTTATTGTACTTATCCAATTAAAAGGTTTTAACCCCATTATATTTACTTTCTTTAATTTTTTAAGTGCGTTATTGATACCATTAAATGGAACAGCAACAACTTTATTAATACCTCCAATAATCGTATTAACTATACTTGTAAATGCACTTACTATTCCTTCTTTTATTCCATCAAAGATTTTTCCTCCAGTAGAGAAAACATCTTTAACTTTTTGCCATGCTTTGCTGAATGTATTACCGAAGAAATCAGCAACATTGGAGAACACAGCTTTAATTCCATTCCAAATATCTTTAAAGACATTTATTACAGTATTCGCTAATGATTTTAGTCCGTTGACTAATCCTTGTATCATATATTTACCAATATCAGCAAACACTTTTGATGGAGAGTGTATCCCAAAAAGTCCTAATATTCTTTTAAGCAATTCAAAGAAAACTGAAATAACTAATTCTAACGCAGATTTTAAACCTACAATTAATCCTTCAATTATATTAACACCTAAACCAAGCCAATCTGTATTTTCAATAAAATCAAATATTGCATCAACAATATCTTTACCTAACTGCATCCAATCAGTTTCTAAAAACTTTTGAATAATAGTTTGAATCCAATCTTCAACAGCCTTGCTTATTGTTTCCGCTACTTGTCCCCAATCTATTCCTAAGAATAAATCAAGTAGGCCTTTTAACGAATCCCATAAACATGTTAATATTGATGAGCCAATGTCTCCCCACGGAATAGCAGTAAAAGTATCAGATAATTTCGTACCAATTTCAGACCACTTAATTTGGCCAATGTACTCATCTATTTTAAAAAATGCATCTGCAATTCCTTGACCTAAATTCCCTAAAATAGTTGGCCAATCTATAGCTAATACAAATTCCTGGAATTTTAAAATTGCTTCTCCAAATACACTTACAAGACTTACTAGAATACCAGAATAATCTAAATTGCCAAATATACCATTTAATGCATCTGCAACAGGCATAACATCTATATTTCTTATCCAATTGGAAATTCTGTCAAATGTATTAATAAAAGCATCACTAATCATATTAGCAATGCCTTTCCAATCGCCAGAACTAAACATTTCTTTAATTTTATTAAGTATATCTAATAATCCTGAATTTACTTCGACCGCACCACTATAATCAATGGCATTAGATCCCGAACCACCAGAATCACTATCATTTAAAACCTCTAACTTGTCAAAGCTTGCTAATGAACCACTAGCTTTTTCTCCACTTTTAGATGTATTATCTAATGCTTTTGATAAGCCTTGTGCTTGTTTCTTTGCATCTTTTAAGCTTGTTCCAAACAAATTAGAAGTAAATGCTGCAAGTGTTCCTGTTAATTGAGATAGAGCACTCATCAACATACGAATTGCTGGCAATGCAGCATTATAAATAGGAGCAAATGCAGTCATTAAATTGGCTTTAATCTGATTAAGGCTAGAGCCAACTGCGTCATCAGCATTTAATAACGTCATAAAGTTATTTCTTAAACTTGTTATTGCTTTTCTAAATAAATTAAAAACAATGACTGTTCCAGCCAAACGCATGACTTTCTTTCTAAATTTATCAAATTTACTATTTATATCATTTACACCTTTTGCAATTCCTCCTGTATTCATATAAGAAATCGCTTTTTTTCCAAATTTTTTCAAGCTGGAAGTAGATTTATCAATTTGTTCCTTAATAGGACCTGCAAAATTTCCTATATTAGGCTTTTTATTAAAAGCTTCATTGATTGATTTTTTTAAATCATTAGCTTTATTTTTAGATTCAGACAATTTACTGTTTAATACATCTAATTGCCTTTTATAATTCTTTATTTGATCATTTTGCTTATCTAACTTATCACCAGTTTTAGCATTTGGATTTTCTTTCATTGCTTGTTTAAACTCATTAGCTTTAACAATTGCATAATCTAATTTTTGAGAGACTTTACTAATTTGTAGTTCTTGTCCTTTGATGCTATCTACTGTCTTATTGTATTGATTAACTAACGATTTAGTTTTGTTTTCTAATTCGCTAAAATCTCCACTAATTTTTTTATAATTCATTCTAGTATCAATGACAATAGAACCCTTTTTTTCTGCCAGTAAAACACCTCCTTATTTTTGAATTTTATGAAATTCTTCGAAGAACTTTTTTCTTGCTTCTGATTGCTTCTTTACTGGTTCTAACTCAACCAAATCTTTAATTTTTTGATATTTCTTTTTTTCTTCATCGGTTAGTTTACCTTCTTGTTTTCTTTTTCTATAGTAAACTAATTCTCCAAACATACAATCTGGAGACATATCCATAAAAAATGAAACAAACTTCCACCAATGCAAATCAGATTTTTCATCTATATCAATATGATGAGTTAAATTTATACCACTAAATATATATCCTGCATCTTTTTGAAATGAATATATTCTTGGTGAATTATTAGAAGTTTCTTTATACTCTTGGCCACAATCTATAAATTTTATTGCTTTAGTGATAGCTTCTTCTATATCATCATTAGGAATTTCTTTTTTATAGATATTTTTAAGCATAATGAGTATTTTTTCTTCTTGTGTTAATTCATCATCTTCGAACGCAAGTAAAGTTCTTATAATTGTACGATAATCATAATTTATATCATAAATAATATTATTTACTCTTATCTTTTTAGGAAGTGGACTAGATAGAATGTTCATTAGTCCATCACGTCTGATTCTTCACTTGTAGTTTCTACAACATATTTGCTTACTTTACCTTCTCTAGCCTCTTTTACATATGGCATTATAAAGTCTAATAATGGTGATAAAGAATCAATATCACTTGTTCCTCCAGTAAATAATTCAACTGTATCTTTTCCAAATATTTCAGATAATTCAGTTATAACTCCATCAATAGTTTTTGTTTCAATATCGCAAATTTTATATATTTTATCTATACTTTCTGATACACTTTCTAAATCTTCAGTACTTTCTAAATCTTCAGTAGGAATATCAGTAATTTTAATATTTTTTATTTCTTTAATTGCTTTTTCAATATCTTTAGCAACTTTAGATAATTTGCTCATAATTCTGGCATCATTAGGATTAAATTTTAAGTAGCCAAGTACATTTCCATTTTCATCTAATATTTGTTCTTTTACTATTCTTTCTTTAATTTGAATACCCATATATATCATTCCTTTCAATCATTAAATTCAAAAATAAAGAGAGGACCTTAATAGTCCTCAATTATTCAGCAGTTGTAGCTGTAAATGTTTTTGTTGTAGCATCAAATGTTCCGTGTGTTTTATCACCTTTCCAATTTAAAGTGATAGGAGCACTAATTTCAGAAACATCTCCACCAAAACTTTTTAAGTCAACAACAGCACTTTCTGTAAATGCACCATAACTACCATTTGCTTGTTTATCAGCAGCAGTCACTTCCATGCATTTAAGAGTTGCTTTGTCTCCTCTTAGATCATATTTATAAATATTATAAATAATTGTAGATAAAACATCGTTTCCTCTTATAGCTACTGGGTCAATTTCAGTAGTTTGAGCACCACCACTATGGTTGATACTAGTTTTACCTAAAACGTTCTTTTTTGACTCAATTTCGTTGTTTATTTCACGAGTAATTTCATCATTATCTTCACCGATTGGTACCCAATTAGATGTATCACCATAAACAATACCATTTTCATCAATTGATGTGATATTTGCATCAAACATTAATACTTGGTCTTCACGATTAAATTTACCATTTCCTTCAAATAATTTTAATGCCATATACTTTTCTCCTCCTTTTCATATAGCAATCTACATCTCATTTGATATCTTGCTAATGTGGCTTTTTCATTGATTCCATATAAATATCCACTATCAATAGCTTCAATCTTTATGGCAGTTTCACCTTCGTTTAATATAGGTAATTCTTTCTTCCTACTTTTTTGAAGGAACCATTCAGCAATATTATCATAGAGTTGTAAGTTATCAATATTTGGTGTGTCAACAAGTGGATTATGAAACGTATGACTTGCGATTATAAATACGCATTGTCTTTGTGTTCTAGTACCTAATACATTACCTTTAAGAACGATAGGCGCTTCCACTTTTTCTATTGACCAACACTCTTTATCCTTACTTTTATCTCCTGGATCTAAAAAATCAACTTTAATTTTTGCTAAATCCTCTAAGTAAGGACATGTCTTCATGTATTCTTTTATACATTTAATTATTGGTTTACTCATTTAGTACCTCCAATCATATTACGAACTCCATCTAGTAAATCATCAAATTTATCTTCTATCATCCTATCAAACCAATGGTCGCCTCGTAAGCCTCCTCCATGATAGACTAAATCTCTACCACTAGGGTCCATTATTTTTTCAGTTCCTGGCCTACTCCAAAATCCATAATTAGGATTAAAGAAGGCACCTTTTAATGTGATAGGGTCAACCATTAATTTACCTTCATATAAATAATTGGCATCAGGACTATCCCATATTACTTTACCTTCACCTAATTTAGTGGCTATAACACCTCTATTATGGATATGTTTACCAG